GGTTAATTAAAATACAGTTAATCTAATAAAATAAAATAAATGTTGACAGTTGGGCATACTCCTCCCTCCCACAAGGTCAGATAACACTAATAGTGATCAAATTCCTACGGAAAGTCGAAAGCATACCAAAAACATACATAAATACATTTTAAAATTTCGCTGGTAAATACTTAACAATAATAATAATATATAGTTAAATAAATCACTTTCTCAGCCAGTTAAGGCAAGTCCAGTGAATAGACAGACATAATCTAACTCCGGCTAATTAAAGCAGGGAAAGCGCATATTTCAAAGAAATAGTGGCGGATCATAAATATCCGAGATGTCTAGCTCGGTACATGATTAAATACAATACATAAATACATTTAAAAATTGCGTAATGTACGGTACACTACAGGCAGAACTGAACCACGGTTGACGGCTTCCTTGAGTTCTGTCTGTTTAACATAGGTGTTCGCGTGAAGGACGCGATAAGTATGCAGTTGTTGAACGAGGGAATCAGGGAGTGATTCCTCGTTGTAAATTGCCTCCACCAATTGGGATTTGAGTTTTAAAAACTCCTCCTCGTTATGCCAGGACGCGAAAGTTAACGCGTCATTCCACATGCCGACTAAAACGGCATAGTTGTGCTTGTGCTTCTTTCGAACCCAGTTGAGTTCTCTGTATGAAGTCTCCATTGGCATCGGACAGGCTACTATTCCATCCCTGAGTACAAATGCTGATTTTAGGAAAGTTAATTCACTAATAAGTTTCAGCCTGTTCGTCAGTTCTGATTTGTCACCTGCTGTGGCCCGAAAACCCAAGTCAAACAGCACAACTCCAATATTTGCAGCATTATACCAGGACAAGTTGTTGTCGCTCACTCCCATTACAACATCGTCTCCATAAGTAAATAATGAGACGTTGTCCACCCAATCCATGACGGTGGGTGGAATTCCAAAAGCTTGTGAATGAATACGATGGAAACATATCATCAAAGCCCACTGATTTGCTACGCTATTAAGCACGTCCGTTAACCACATTCCTGATTTGTTGCCCTTGTGAGATAGGACAATACATCCGTTGATGTACTGATAGGAATGTTGCATTTCGTGGATAAGGACTGCTCGCATGCGATGCTCCTCAGGAGGGGCTCCTCTGTAATACAATTCAATAAGTTGCTCAAAATATGTATAAAAAGCTGGCGGTATAGTTGAATCAAAAGCGGCATAATCTAAATCAATTCCGAATTTAATTTTTCCTCCTTTGGTAAGCATTGTGTACAAAGCGCTCCAGTTGGCAACACGATCTAATCCAATTGCATGTCCTAAAACTACTCCTGCATTCGATCTGTAAAATTCTCCAAAAGCACCGAAATACTTCTTGATGAGATAAGTCAAGTCAAGTGATGCAGCTTCAAAAACTCTCGTTTTCTCAGCTTCAACTTTCGCTGTTTTCCTCAGTTCGTCTTTGCATGTGGTGACCCACAGCATTGGTTTTGACGACCTGATTCCTTGGCGTCCGCTGTGTTCAATTTCCAGTATTAGATTGGCTAAAGACCGATCATAATAAGGGTGGATCTTGTTGTAGTAAGCATCTGACCATGTCTGGATTCTCTTTCCAGTTTCTTCATCATAATGTACGTCGATGAACTCCTTCTTCCCATTCTGTGAAATGATTGACCAGAATCCTGCTGATGTGTCTCGCATAAGTGGAGCGATAACATCATTTCCATTTAGAATTTCGTCATCTGAAAGCAAACGTTGACTCCTGTCTGGTCGCTTAGCCATGATGTGTTCCCAGTACGTCAATGGGAATTGGCTGTCGACCACACTTGGAGGATTGTGTGGATGTTTGAATCCATACTTTTGTGCTTCACGAATCAAAATTCTTCTGTTCTTAGCAGACGGCAAATGGTCATCAGGCCAAATTTCACTGTTGATGAGTGATGGTACGAACTCGGTGTCGTATTTGGAGTAAATCCTCATCTCTCTCTCCCATCGATCTACGCAGCCTCCAAGGACTTCAAAGCCAAACTTATCAGATTCCCAATCCTTGATAGTCATCTCCTCTTGTACGTGGATAGGATCAACTTCGACATGTTGATTGATTCCACAAACAAATTCCAAAGCATTCTTTGCATCCTCAATGGATTCTCTGCAAACTGGAGCCATGAACAAATCCTTCAAGATTAGATGTTGTCCTGTATGGATTCCAATGTAATGTCCGTCCATTGTGTAGGGCAAACCACACCAACCTCCATGCGATTCCCATTCAGCAGTCAGGGAAGCGGCTAGTGTTGTTACATTGAGTTCAGCATTGAAGGTATAGTAGCCTTTGAAGACTGCTATTTTGTTTTCCAATCCCAATGGTGATGCTTGGAATACAGCAGCTTTGTGAGCTCCAGCTAGAGTGCTGTGGTACGCCTCTCTAGAATAGAACTGCTTGATGAGATTTCTAGCTTTCCAAATGCTACAGGGTGATCTCAA